TATTGGAATGGAAATCAGAAGAAATTATTATACCCTATAGATCTCCTTTGGACAACAGGGTTCACAGATACTTTCCTGATTTTTTTGTTAAGTTCAAAAACAGAAGTGGTGTGATAGAGCATGTGTTGATAGAAGTCAAGCCAGCTGCTCAGACTCGTCCTCCAGAAGTAAAGGAGGGTAAGCCAACCAAGCGCTACATCAACGAGGTGGCTACATGGGGTATAAATAGTTCCAAATGGAAAGCGGCCGAAGAGTTTTGTAAAGATCGTGGTTGGCGCTTTCAGTTGATAACGGAAAAAGAATTAGGTTTATCGTTTTAATGGCTACAACAGTATTTGATAATATTATAACTCAGGGTGTACGTAGTGGGCAGGTGCCTGCTAGAACCCAGCAAGCCCGTGATTGGTATCGAAATACTGCGTCTGGGTTTGGTCAGGTTCGGGAAAATAAGCTACGCTCACCAGATAGATTAACTGGTGTGATTACTCCTGGATCGATGTATATGTATCGTTACGATCCTAAGTACAAAGATGTTCTTCCAATGTACGATAAGTTCCCACTCATGTTTCCGTTTAGAGTGGCGTCCGATAGATTCTGGGGAATCAACCTCCACTACCTACCACTAAAGAAGCGCGCTATATTAATGGATGCTCTTTACGACATTACGAATAATAAGAGATTTGATGAAACAACAAGATTACGTCTTAGCTACGGTGTATTGAATAAGGCCGCAAAGTTTAAATATTTCAAAGAGTGTGTGAAGCAGTATCTGTTTAGCCACACTCAAGGTAATTTTATATACGTATATCCATCAGAATGGGATATAGCTTTGTTTCTCCCTCTCGAGAAGTTCGTATACAAATAAGGAACCCCAATGTTTAATATTAAAGAGTTTCAAGCCGAAATCAATACAACAGGGGTGCTGCCTTCTAATAGGTATGTGGTGTCGTTCGCTCCTCCGGAGAAATTAAGAGATAATGTATTCTCTGGTGAGCTGGGCCCACGTGGATCCACACCCAACAATACTTCTCTCAGCAGAATGTCTCTTCGTTGTGAGGCGGTACAGTTTCCAGGAGCTAGCTTTGCTGCAGTAGAAGGAATAGTTAGATACGGTTATGGTCCTGTTGAAGCCATTCCATATGTTCCAGTATTCGATGATGTGTCTTTGTTATTCCTAGTTGATAGAGAGTCTGATGTTCATAGATTCTTCCATAGATGGATGAATATCATTGTCAACTATAATGCAAAGGGTCTGAGCCTTTCTTTGAAAGAAGGACCAAATAAAAGAATGAGAGCTTTTGAGGTTGGTTACAAGGATGACTATACAACCAATATCGAAATTGCAGTATACGGTTCTGACAACAGAAAAGTAATGACAGCCAGACTATACAAAGCATATCCGAAGTCTTTACCACCCATTGACCTAGGATGGGGTAATGACAACCAATTAATTAAGATTAATATACCATTTGCTTACACAGATTTTGATATTGTGTATGAAAACAATTTACCGGTGGGAGCACCGGTTGAGAACCAAGTTCGATAATATTCATGGAGTTATAATATGACACTACCTAAAATTGACAAACCTTTATTTGATTTACATGTTCCATCGATGGACAAGGTGGCGAAGTTTCGTCCTTTCGTAGTAAAGGAAGAGAAGATCCTACTAATTGCTCAGCAGTCTGGACAAGAAAAGGATATCATCCAAGCCATCAAACAAGTAGTCAATAATTGCGTGCAAGAGAAGGGATTCGATGTTGATAAGTTAGCGACGTTTGATTTAGAATATCTCTTTTTGAAGTTGCGCGCCAAGTCAGTGAACAATATCATTGAGGTATCCTATAGAGACCTAGAGGACGATAAGGTTTATCCGTTCGTGATTGATCTCGATGATGTGGAAATGCAAAACAAGCAGAAGATGTCTAACAAAATCGCTATTACAGATAGTGTTGGTATAGTGATGAAATACCCATCGGTGACTATCCTTGATAATCTGCCTGCTGACGCGTCTCCCACAGACATTGTTGAATATCTCGTTAGAGCATGTATCGACTGCGTATACGACGAAGAAACAGTGTATAAGGCATCTGATTATACTGAAGACGAGCTCACAGAGTTTCTTGATTCGTTGAGCATCGACACGTTTAACAAGATCAGAGAGTTCTTTGACACCCTCCCACAGATGTATTACAAACTCGAGTACAAGAACAGCTTAGGAAACGAGAGAGTAATTGAGCTAACCACGCTCAACGATTTTTTTACCTGGGGCTGAGTCATAACACCCTGATCAACTACTACACGACGTTGTTTGCAATGGCTCAACACCATAAGTACTCTATAACAGAGATAGAAAATATGATGCCATATGAGCGAGACATCTATGTAGAAATGCTATTAGCGTTTCTTGAAAAGGAAAAAGAAGATCTAGAGAAAAGGCAACGTTAATTGTTATCTGCAATCGGTAAACTCGGCTCTAAAATATTCAAGCGTTCTCCCCGTCGACAGGCGGCTAAAGAACGTTGGGATAAGATGAGTGCAAAGTCTAGAAAGGGTATACAAAAGCGAGTCGATAAGTCTCGTCCCGGAAGACAGTTTGCCAGAGAGTTCGCCAGAAGGTATATGGATTCTCAGTTTGGGCTTTCGAGCAGTGATTTCTCGTCCCAGTCTCCTCTTCATAAGATGGGTATCTTCGGATCCTATCTAGGTAAGATGGCAAGCACTGAAAACACGCCACCTATCCAACGACCTAAAAAGGTAGCAAAAGAAACTAGTCCTACAGTTTCTACTCTAGGAAAGCAACTCGAATCTTTGGCTCAGATAGCAGAAAAGCTATCTGACATTACCAAGCAACGACAGGACGCTCTTGTCGAACAACAAAGAGACTCTTCTCGCCTGTCGAAGGAAGCTTCTCAAGAGATGAGCGTCCAAAGACCAGGAGAGATGGTCGGTAACCAAGGGAACGACATCAATCCCCTACAAGATCCTGTAGCAGACTTGATAGACGAATTCCGCAAGCTCACCCAAGTTGTAAAACAAAAGAAAGAGGAAGTTACTCGGTCTTCTCAAGCGAATAGCTTTGGAGAAGAATTCTCTGATCGTATGAAGCGGAAGCTCGGCTTCTCTGATAAAGAAATACAAGCCAGTAAGCTCAGTCGTCAGGCAGCAAAGTGGAACCCATCTAAAGGACTAAAAGGTCTATCTGCTAAAGATAAAAGCATACTCACATCCAGAGGATATACTGTCACACCTAAAGGCATTCTCTCTCCTGGTGGGATAGGTGTAGACGGCAAGCCAACCGGTGGTGGCTTTACATCCTTAGACGAAGTTCAAGATGTAATCAGCAAAGGCAAGCCCTCTCTAGTTAGTAGGGCAGGAGCAAAAGTTCGTTCCGCTTCTCCATTCGGCCGTGGTAAAGGATCTGTGGCCTCTCGTGTAGGACAGATGGTCGGCTTTGGTGGTTTTGGCGGCGGCAAATCTGGGGGTGGCGGTGCGTCCGGAAGCTGGAGTGGAGCTGGATCAACGGCTTCTAAAGGCGGTCGTGCTGGTGGATCCATACTATCTAGAATTGCTAACGTTGGATCCGGAGCGGTGTCTAAAATCGCTCCATCTGTACGTCTTGCTAGTGTCTTGTCTAAGGGCACAACAACCGCTACACAAGGAGCGGCTAAAGCTAATCCTGGAATTATAAAAAGAATTGCCGGTCCTATAATTGCTAAGGGACTAGGAAAAACAGCTTTAAAATCGATCCCAATAATTGGAGCTGTAGCTGGAGGCCTATTCGCCGTAGATAGGCTTATTAAGGGTGATGTAGTAGGAGCTGGACTTGAACTAGCTTCTGGTCTAGGTGGCCCACTGACAGCTATACCAGCCTTTATTGCCTCTACTGCTAGAGACACGTACACAGGAATATATGGCACTGATCCAGAAACAGATCCCCAGGTCGGCGAACGTCTTGGTGTTGTAAAGGAAGGTGTAACGGGCCTCGTAGAGACGGAATTAAAGCGAGCAACAACAGAAGGCTCTACTCCTGCTCCAAGACGCGAAGAAGCTATAAAAGAACTTACACCTCCACCTACATCCAACATACCTGTTCAAGAAAAACCCAAGGACGATAGCGCTTCTTCGTCAGCTAGCAATCAACTACAAGCGGAGAACTCACAAAGTGCTGCTGGAGCTCCCGGCAAAACAGCTGCAGCCGAGACTAAACCAGCTGCTGGCGGAACACCTCCTCCAGCTCCTGCTCCTCCGGCTTCCAAAGATATTCCTACAGCCAATCCTGGAGTAGCAGCTCAAGAAGCCAAGCAAGAAGGTCCAGTTACTCAAACCGTAGCTGAGCAAGTAGAAAACAAAAAGGCCGATAAACCTGGAGCTAGCATGAAAGGAAAAAAGTATTTTGAAACTATAATTAGTGACGGTTTTCATTCTCATGGTTGAATAAAATCAAATTTAAATGTTCTAATAGGTAAACAGCAATATCTGATTTAGATTTTAAATCAGACTCAATTTTTTTACCTGAATTATCTAATATGACAATTTTATTGGTTTCACTTTGAAATCCTGTATTTTCATTGACCATGTTCAATACTATGGCATCCAAACGTTTTTTATGAAGTTTTTGTAAGGCATTTTCTTCACCGTTTTGTGTTTCTAAGGCAAATCCCACTGAAAATTGATGTTGTTCTCGATGAGTTGAAAGTTCAAACAATATATCTGGGTTTTTGACCAAATTCAATGATATGCGTTCGTCTGATTTCTTTATTTTTTCAGGGGCAACAACCTCTGGAGTGTAATCAGCTACCGCCGCTGACATGATCAGTCCATCGCAATGCACATACAAGTCTTTGCAAGCCTGAAGCATTTCTTTTGCTGATTTGACCCTAGTAGTTTTGATGTTACCCGCATATCTATTTTCAGATACGGATAAGTGTGTAGGACCTAAAACAAGTTCTACATGGGCTCCCAAGTTTGCCAGTGCTTCGGCAATGCATATACCCATTTTGCCCGTGCTGTGATTGCCAATAAATCGAACAGGATCAATGGCTTCATACGTTGGACCCGCAGTTACTAAGACTTTTTTACCTAACCATTCGGTAACGGGAGGGGCAAAAAAATCAGTCAATGCTTGAAATAAGGTTTCTGGCTCGGCCATTCGGCCTTTTCCAGATAAACCGCTGGCTAGTGGACCTTCCTCTGCATCAATGACATGAACTCCTCTAGAATTCAAAATTTCAAGATTCAATTTGACTCCCGGTTGTTCGTACATGTCTAAGTCCATAGCTGGAGCAACCCAAACTGGACAACGAGCAGACAGATAGGTGGTGAGGAGTAGATTGTCGCATTGGCCTTGCACCATTTTTGCCAAGGTATTTGAACCTGCTGGAGCGATGATGAAGGCATCTGCCCAAAGCCCTAGATTCACGTGGTGATTCCAAAGATGGGTTTCGGGGTCAAAAAATTCTGAATGAACCTTATTCTCCGATAAGACGGATAGGGTTTGAGCGGTTACAAACTGCAATGCAGATTCAGTACAAATTACTTGTACAT